CCGATTTACACTCATTATGTCAGCTCATATTCAATATTCATACTTAATACAACAATCCCCTAGGGTCGCTCCCTATTGGATTGCTGATAAGCGTTTTTCTATTTTTGCTAACTTTAAAAGGTACATGTTTGGCGTCTCCAGGCATGTATCTAATGAGGAAGAGACCACTGTGCACGCTCTGGTTAGTGATACCGTTGATAATCGGTTACTAAATGATGAATGTACAATGGAGAGTTCTCTTGAAGATGAGACTATAAACTTTGGAAAAACTCCAGCTACCCCTGATAGAGTGGTGCATAGGAGGTTTAAACTCCCTTATTTGCAGCGTGTGGTGAGAGAATTGAGAATTGAATTTCCCTTTGCTCTAACTTCCTACACTAAGGCTAATTATGGAGCTATTTACTTTCGTGCTGGAGCTATTATGACTGTCCATGGTTTACGCAAGACTTTGATAGCGGGTCTTGCTTCTCAGGCGGCTTCTTTATATTTTATACCTAACTCAGATGACATTCAGGCCCAGAATCTTATGGATTCTGCTGAAGCCATGTTGAGTGATAAGATATATAGATCTGGAGCTTCCAATAAATCCACACCAATTTCCAATTTAATAGGCTCTGTGGTTCCCCGACTAGGTAAAATTTCTAGAAGGGGATTTGTCCCTGACCAATAAGGGGGCCTGGCTGTGATCCTAGGAGGTGACACTACTGAGCACAATGACGTTGAAGTTAACTTCGTTGTTGATGCCAGGAATAATGTCATATCTGGTTTGATAGGATCACAGTCTAGGACCCCTGTAAAGGTGAAACGGATGACGAAGATTTTGGGTGTGGGCCCAAAGTCTTCCGTTTCCGCCTTTAATAACAGTTTGCATAATTTTTATCAATCTGTTAAATGTCGTGTATTCATGTATAAAGACGAGTCTGGTGCATGGATATCAAAAGATTCCCACCCACACGATGATTTGGTATACGAAGAATTGCTATCGGAAGAGTTCTCATTTTTGACTAAGAATAACGTCTCACACACCCCTATCCCTGTGACAGAATATCACAAGTTGTATTCGGGTCTGAAAAAGAGGCGTTACTTAAAGGCAGGCATTAGCTTGTTGTCTAGTCGGTTGCGTAAGCGCGACTGGAGAATAAAGATGTTTATTAAATTCGAGAAAGATATTCGTAGTGCTAAACCAGATCACGTTCCCCGTACTATCTCTCCACCTGGAGATAGAATGCTTGTTAGTGATGGTAGCTATTCTAAGGCTGCCGAGCATTCTGTTTTTGCTAAAGTCAATGAGATGTACGGACATATTGTAGTTGCCAAGGGCTTGAACTATCAAGAATTGGGTATACTTTCCTTTTCACATTGGAAAGCGTTTAATAATCCAGTATCTGTTGATTTGGATGTTAAACGGTTAGATCAATCTATATCTCAGATTGGGTTACACCAAACCCATATAGTTTTATGCTCTTTCTTTGGTCCTGAACATGCAGATCGTATCATGTGGTTGTTTTCAAAACAACTTACTACACACGCTAAAGCGAAATGTGACAACGGTGAGTTGGAGTACTGGGTTAACGGTACTCTCACTTCCGGGCAAACGAATACCTCTATGGTAGGTGTTTTATTGGTCACTTGTATTTTACATGGTTATTTTAGGACTATAGGTGTCAAAATTAGGCTCTTGAATTGTGGGGACGATTGTACCATAATTTGTGAAGAGGGTGATATGGGTAAGATAATTGGAGGTTTGAAATCTTGGTTTAGCAGGTTTGCTATGCGTATTAAATTGTCAGGGGTTAACAAAATTTTCGAGGGAATCGAATTCTGTCAGACTAGACCAGTCTGGACCCCTAGTGGATACCAAATGGTACGTAATGTTCGAGATGCCATCATTAAGGATTCTGTTTGTATAGATCCTTTAGATAATCCTGTTAAGGCTGCTAAATGGCTGAATGCTGTTGCTAGTGGTGGGATTAATACACATGGTGGTATCCCTATATTCCAAGATTTTTATACCTGTTATGCCCGTAGTTCAGATACTATCTTGACTCAGATCAAATTGACGAAGAGGCAACGAAAGAGGGTTTCAGATAAAAATATCAGAAGTGTTGAGAAGAGTTCGATGTCATATTGGGGGAAAGGTATGGTTAAATGTTATGAAGATAATATTCACCACTTGACCCGTTTAAGTTTTTATAAAGCTTTTGGCATAACTCCTGTACAACAGATCACATTAGAGTGTTATTACAAGGATCATCTTATTAATTTCTCTGATATGGAACTCTATTCCAACGAAGACACCACATGTTCCAATATGTGGTATTAGCACACTGGGCGTTTCCACAACAACGTATAAAGATGTGGTTTCCCTTGACTTGGGGGCCTCCTTGGGTAAAGGAAGTTTGATGGTGCTTTACACCGTCATTGGGTTATACACTTAAGGACCAAAACGTTTGAGAAATCTATAAATATTTACGTGCTAAACAAAATGCCGAGAGACTGCACGGATCCTCTTTCAGATGTGTATAATGAACAGTCCCGTTTTTGGCTTGCGGTATCCAATACAATGCCAAATAAACAAATAAAATTTAAAAACCTTCCAAAGAAGAAGGCTGGTGCTAAAACCACCACAACCACCACAGTTAGAACAAAACCAAATAATCAAAGTGAGATATCCATGGGTAGAGCACTTCTTCGTGCTCTTGGTGGCATCGGAGGAGGCGCTGCTGGCCTGTTAGCTGGTTCACCATCCGCTGGACTTAACTATGGATATTCTTTAGGAAACTCAGCTGCCACTATATTGGGGCTCGGTTCCTATTCAGTACGCTCTAATTCATTATATACTAACGCTATCAAAACTGGTCAAGTGCCAAATATGCATACTGCCGGGCAATCAGTTATTGTTAGACACAAAGAGTACATTGGTGATGTAGTTTCATCAGCGACAGCTGGCGTTTTTAACGCCACTAGTTTTCCTATTAATCCAGGTATGGCACAAACATTTCCATGGCTTGCTGGTATTGCTAATCAATACCAGGAGTATACTTTTCGTGGATTATTATTTGAATATAAAAGCGCCAGCGCAGATGCTATAGCTTCTAGCACCAATACAGCTTTAGGTACTGTTATTTTGACAACACGTTACAATCCAATTTTGCCTGCTCCAAGTGGTAAGGTTGATGCTCTTAATGAATATTATTCTTCAGATGCTAAACCGTCTGAGGATTTTTGTCATTTTATAGAGTGTGATCCCAAAGAGAATCCTTTTAATGTACTTTATGTTAGGGATTCAACTTTACCTTTTGGAGCCAATAACAACTCAAACAACTTTTCACTACAAAATTATGATCTTGGTGACTTGTTTGTTTGTACACAAGGGTTACAAGGTACTAGTGTTGTGTGTGGGGAAATATGGGCTTCGTACGAGGTTGAGCTTCGCAAACCTATTATCGCGGATTTTGATTCTGTTCAGTCAAATGGCCAATTTTCTCTCACCAATGCTACAGGCATTTCAACTTCCAACTACTTCGGCACAAACCCTGTTACCGAACAAGGGTTCCCTGGAGCTACCATCACTGTAACAAGTAATACCATTAATATTATTGGACCTTATGAAGGTTCATTTATGGTGTTTTATTACCTTTCTGGTTCTTCAGGGGCATGGTCCACTCCTAATTGTAACCCAACAACTAATTGTGTGACAGCCAATGTTTTCCTGGCTGATTCAGCGTCTGCTTTGGTGGCACCAAATGGTGGTTCTACTACCTCACAGGCGATGTTTGTCAAATGTTTCACTTACTCTAATACATCTGCTTTGTCAAATGTTATCACTGTCACAATAAGTGGAGGAACATTTGTTTCTCCTAATCAGGTTGAATGTTGGGTTATTCCAATTAGCAACGAGGCAGTATAGTTTTGTTTCTTTCCAAGCCACCATATAGCTTTGATATATGGGTTCAATTAATAGTAGTCCAAGTTAGTATAATACTTATTTTCGTCTTACTTATCTTGTTAATTTATTTCATATATCTACTTTTCAATGATTGAATAGAGATCATAACTCTTTTAAATGTAATAGTGGTACATCACTCTTGGTAATGAGATTCCTGGTTAGTCGCATATAGACTTGAATGTAGCTTTTGCTAATCCTAAGAGCTGGCGCATTTATCATGGTCAATTGGGTAGCTCCCTTCACCCGCCACAGGCAAAGGCGGTATAATAAGAAACCTGAAAAACATTTATCTATGCTTTATTTTTGTATTTATTAATTTATTCATTACCATAATCATTGTAAATTTTCAATTACCAGTATCCCAGTGCTGGATGGCTTTCAAACGGCCCATGTTTAAGAGACAACACCTTTGTGAGAAG